TGTCGTAAAATACCCTTCTGCCTTCGTGTTTTTTCTCAACATCATGGACAGAAATTTTTGTACCTGTAGCTTCCCCCTTTAACCTATCTACGGCTTGCTTAGCCGCATCCTTACCAATAAGTTTGGCTAGTTCATCTGCTGTCTCGACATTTCTTCTTATCGACCTGCCATCTTTTACTTGTGCATGTACTCTGTACTTACCAAAACCTTGCTCGACATTTACAAAATCAAAATGTTCATCCAATCTGTTTTGTTGTGCAGACCTTTCACCTGTCACCCATGTAAGATAGCGTTTACCTTCTTTCCATGCATTGTTAATTGCTTCTGCTAATGCACGAGAATGATAGGAGTTTTTCATTGGTGCAGGTGACTGTGCTTGATTTGATCTATTATCTAGCTCGCGTCTTTCCTTCCTCATAGCTTGAAGCTCGGTATCATTGTCACGCAGATTTTCTTTATTATTAACTACTTCATTAACCTCTGCTCCTAATGTTGTTAATTTTTGTACAAGTTGTACATCAGACTCAAAACTTCCACCATTTTCATATGGATCAGGTTCGCTAAGAAGTTTTCTGTGTTTGTAGTATTTCGATGAGTAAGTATTTGTATCGCCAACAAATGATCTCTCCCAAACTTCAAACTGTTTGTCTGTTAGTTGACTCTCATAGTTAAGGTCAAAAAAGTTTATTTCACCTTCCTGCGGAAACAATCCGTCTGCCTCAGCTTTAACAGCCCCATCCCTTGCTACTTTATTAATCTGCTTTTGATAAATATGTTTTTTATACTCGCTAATCTTTTCTTTTAAATATTTGTATCTTTGATAGCCTTCATTATCGCGTCTATCGGAGTAAACAAAATCTACATGTTCATTGATTGATCCTTCTAATTCTTCAGGGTGTTTTTCAAAGTAATTTCTATTTCTTTCTGTGAGAATCCATCTCTCTGCTTCTCTAATAAGTTCTTTGTTTTCATTCATCACGAAGAGAACCTCATCATTGATAGCATGATCATACCCTCTATCAAGCTTCTGTATTTTTTCAGAAAGTTCTTTAATCCGTCCAAATCTTTCTAATACTTCAGGGCTATCTGCGTACCCTACTCGCCTAGCATGTTGATGCCAATCACTTTGAATTTCTTCTACATGATAAGTTGCTTCACCATTAGGTAATGTCCTGTCGGATTTTCTTACATGAAAGAGCACTCTTGGATTTTCCCAATGCCCTCCACTATTGTCATCACCAATGTATTTTTCAGATTCAGGCAAAACAAAAACCATTTCTTCGTAATTAGTATAATCACCTTTCTCTAAATATCCCTCATACAACGCTTCGCCACCTTTAGAACTTTCAACCTCTAAATCAATAATTTTTTGGTTCGCATTTATAAGAAACTCTAGTGCACTCTTAGAGATAGTTTTCTTAACTTTAATTTCTTCAAGCACATCTTTTGTAATTCCAATGTCATCTAAAAATTCTTGTGCACCTTTATTCTTATTTACTTCAGACATTAATTGTTCAGGAGTAAATTTTTCCTGCTTAATATTAGGTAATATTTTTTCAAACAAGTTGTGCTCTAGACCTCGCTGATCTAGTGTGCCTGAGTATACACTTCTAGGCATGTACAAGGTTCTAGGAATAGTGCTACCTTCTGAACCTGCACCACTGAGAGATGGCATGTAGTTGTGCTTTGCGTTGCTGTAGTTAAACGCTAATCCTTTTTTGTTAAGGCTAGTAACTCCTGCCATTCCTCCGACATCATACGACCTGTAGGCTTGCTTAAGCTTGCTGTTTGGATCAGTGAAGAAATCACTAAGCTCAGGGTCTTGAATTTTTGGTATAAATTTTTCACCTGCGATCCGACCAAGAGCCGCGACAAACAATTCGTTTTCACCCTGTCCTAATGGGTTGATTACTTTTCTCGCCTGTCTGTTGCAACAAACTTTCAGCGTGTTCTGAGAACGCATCTAAAAACTCTGCCGTATCTTTATACTTACCCTTGAGGAAACCTGCCTGACTGAGTAGCTCAGCATTAGACATGATTAGGTCAGCATCGTATCCAACAATCTTTAAGTTTGGATAGATTGTTCTACCAAGACGAGTGGTTGGTTTCTTGGGTGATATTTGCCAACCAATTCCTGTAAAGCTACGCTCGTAAAAAGGATTGTAATGACTGCGATCCCACCACTTGGCAGAGCGGTAACCAAACTTTATCATAGATCGCGTATCGATAGCGTTTTGGAAAAAGTCGATGATGTTCATAGCACCACCGCCGTTTGCTCCTGCCTTCCTGAAAATGTCTTTCGTCTTAGCTCCTAGCCTTTTACCCTCAAAGTTTTTTCCAATGCCTGTCAGGTCACTGTCTGCTCCCTGAGCGTCTAACTCTGCGGCTTTAATAAGCTCGTTAAACATCTGCCTGTCTTTGACAGAAAAGTGTGCACCTAGCCCAATGTTAATTCCGTGACCGCCAAATAATTCAGTGAATCTATTTGAAGAATCCTGCCCTTTTCTTGGCTCATGCTTCCTGCCTTTCTCAATGTCATCAGCACGCATCCTGTAGTGATCGTTGCGTGCTTGCATGTAGTTGGTAAAAAGATTCTGTACATCCTTATTTTTTCGCAAGCTCACTGATATCGGGCTGTCAATTAAGTTACCACTGTCAGCGTCTATAATGCCGAGCTTGCTAAGAACATCCTTACCTGCATTCAACAAGCTGTGTCTAAATGATTTCTCATAGCGTTTAAACACATTAGGTGTTTCACGCATTAGTGCACTGAACTGCTCAGCACCAATTTCTTCAGCCAATAAAAATGCGTTGTCGGCATATTTTGATTTTGCAAAATCTTCAGGCTTAACTCCCATGAGCAGTGCATACTCACGCATAAAATTCTCAGCCTGTTTATTAACTTTAATGCTTCCGTTTTTTACTCCATCTAAATCTTTGAAGAAATATTCCCTGCCGTTTTCATCTTCAAACTTCTCTAAAATTTTTCGACGCATTAATGGATTTGATCCAAGCATCTCACGCATGTATGCATGACCAATTTCGTGCATAACAATCTTGCGTGCCTTCTCAGTTCCTTCCTTAAGTTTTGATTCGTCTAGAAGTATAACTTTTGTTTCCTGATTGTATGAAGCCGCAGGTAAATTTTTACTATCAACACTTTCGTCCTCTCCAAGTATTTGTTTCTTGAAATTTTTGTGATCCATCAACTGCATGTTGTAGTCACCTAGCTCAGCAAATTCATCCATAGTTGACAGACTTATCAGTGTGTCACGATCTAATTTCTTTAAAGCCTTAACAGTGTCTTTATTCTGTTGGTTGGCTTTCTTTTCTAAATAATTATTTATGCTGAGATCACTTCGATCCTCGTCTGCCTTACCTGAGTTTCTTGAGCCACTTACCATGCCCACAGGTGCACCCAAAACCAAACCTGCACCTGACGCTTGACCCATCTCTTCCGCACTACTGCCCTGTGCAAATTCCATAGCTGACTGCATGGCACTTGATGACAGTCCTGCCACTAGTCCATCAAACAGAATGTCGTATGCACGAGTGCCACGCAATTTATACATACGAGCCGCAAGCTTGCGTGTAGATGCACTGACAGCTTCATCCGTAGAAAGTCTGTACAAGAATCTTGCGTGACTGCTTGGTTGTGCAAACACTCTTGTTACCTCACTTATTTCGCGACTTGTTTTCTTAGCTACTTTAGCCAACCCTTCCACAAATACCATACTGCCAAACATCGTACCAATGCCTGTGTCACTAGCTAATGCTACCATTTGAGCACCGCGATAAGCTATACCACCTTTCGGCATAAGCTCGTCAAGTTTTTTGGTTGGATAACCAAGACCTTTCTCTATCCCTTCAGAAAGTTTCTCTGCACCTTTAGCAACTAGGCTTACACCTTTCACGCCTCCCTTGATCGAGGCACGAACAGGTTTGTCTATGACTTTTTTACCAAAGAATGCAGGTAAGAGATTTGTTGGAGTCAAAAAGTCTGCACCAAAATCTGCGTCTGCTCTAAATTCTTTTGGCACTTCAGACAGCATATTCTCTCTGTCTACATTGAAATAGTTTTCTCTGAATTTTCTAAGCTCGTAAGCTTTTCTTATCTTATCATCCTGTGAGCTAGAACTTAACTCATTTTGAATATTATTTTTTATTGCTCTGTAGGTGTGCCACTCGTCAGCTAAACCAATCTTAGCAGTCAAGCCTACTGTCTTCCAAGCATCTTTCATCTCGTCGAAGTCAGCAAAGTTAAACATGCCTTTCACTACTGACTTATTAGTCATAGATTCTTTTGCGGAATCAATCATTTGATCCACACCTGTAGGAAATGCATCAGCCCATTCCCACACAGAGTCGCCTATGCTTCTCTTTTCTCTTTCTATGTATTCGCGTTTAAACGCATCAAAGTCTAAGTCTTCAGGAATCTTATCGAATACACCAAGGCTAATCCCTCTTCCGTAATTTTTTTTCTTATCAAATTTTCCTAAGTCTATAGCCATATCAATATCCTATAATCCTGAAGTCCACATTCATTGAGTCTCTAACAGTTTCAGTATAAGCACCTGCACCAAATGGATCATCTGTTTCTTTAATTAGTTCCTCTAAAATTTTGTAATTCTCTGAACCTTTTTTGTACTTTGCTTGCTTCTGTCTGAGGTCTGCAATTTTTAATTCTTTAGTTCCTTGTATTAAATCGTAGACATCGTACAACGCACCAATAGTTCCCACAGCAGTGCCTATCAAACCACCACCTATTGTGCCTGTAACAACTTTGCTAATTACTTTTTTAGCTATACCTCGTTTAGCCAAGTATTCACCTACCTTACCTTTTACCTCTGTCTTAAATTGTTTTTTAACCGCATTTCTGTAGGCTTTGTCTGACTTGTAGTCTGATCTATTTAAGCCATATCGGTTACCTGCATTTTTGACACCTGACATCTTGCCTTTGTCTATTTCGCGTATACTTTCGTTATAGCTTTTACTTGACATGCCTTTAGACTCTATCATGTTTCCTCTAGCTAGATTGTCAGAACCTTTGTTCACTAAAGCCGCCGTTGTTACCGCACCGCCAAGTTGTAATAAGTCTTTAGTTCCATCTCCGTATGAATCACTATTAGTTGCCGTTGACGAATCAAAGTTGCCTTCAGTTGCGTTGCGATAGGATGGTAGATTGTACCTGCTATCTCTTGCATCATTAGACTGATGCTTTTCATACATAGCCTCAGCTTTGTCTAGCATCATATTTAATTCAGGCTCATCTGCTTCCGTGTAACTCTCCTGCGACTGTATGTACTTTCTTAAACTTTCTTTAGACTGTCCGTTTAAACGAGCATCAAATAAATTTGTCACCTTGTCTTCATCAACGCCATCTAGTGGTACTGACTCATTACCTGTGTTGTCAGGATAGAACATATCTAGATCAGAAAACTCGTGAATTTCGTTTGTTGTTAGACCGCCAAAGTTTCCACGAACAACATCATAAATTTGTGGTATAATTTTTGTAAGCATTTCTTGGTGCTTATCGTCCATAACTTTTGCTATGTCTTTAAACATCATTAAGTCGCGAGCAGATAAATTTGCACCTCCTAGATTTACAGGATCACCAACCTTAAATACTTTTCCTGTCTGTGGATTTATTGCCTTTGCCCAACGATCATCTGCATCAATCATTTCCTGCGTCAGGTCTACAGACTCGCCAATGTATTTTTCCATAAACCTTCTGATTGACTCAGTAGTTCTTTGGTCACCCCTAATAAGATTAACATCCTGATTAGAAAGAACACCGACACCCTGTGCCATCCTTGCTAATTGCATTAGAACTACCGAGGCGGCTACAGGATTTTTGATCTTAGAAATTTCACCGCCGTCTTCTCCGATAGTTGTGGTTAGGGTTTCATCTAAAAGCGTACTAAACCTGCCCATCGTTCCTGCTTGAGTTTTTGCTGTTTCGATGAATGCACCAAACTGTGAGTCTTCGATAGCTTTCTTTATTACCTCACTAATTTTTCCTGTAGGTGCTACAAGTTTTTGCAACTGTTCGCGAGCGGCTGTAATTTGCTCCTTCGGCAGACTAGGATTCTTCTTCACAAACTCAGAGAATTGTTCTTCAAAATCTGCCTGACTTTTAAAGTTAACAGACTTTAATAATTTACCTGTCCCACCCTCATCTTTTCTGCGGAAGCTTTCCTGTATGGTTGAAACCATTGCAGGTGAATACTTACCAAGGTTCATTTCTTTGTTAACCCTTTGCACAGCTTGCAATCGTACAGGATCGATCACGCCATTCTCATCAGGCTGTAAGAATCCTGCTGATGGATTAAGCGTGTCACGCATCTGTCTGCCGTCACCTGAATCAGAACCAAGGTGAGATAAATACAGATTTGTTTGTTTTGCAACTTCTCGCTGTGCTTGAGCATCTTCAACTGCCATCTTCTTTTCCTGTAGCGTTAAGTTGTATAAATTTGTCGCTTGCTGATGCTTTTCTTCAGCCAAACGAGTAGCTTCCTGCTGTTGGAAAGTGTTTCTGATTTTGTCTAGCCCAACATCTTTGACAATTTTCATTGCCTCTTTGTCAACCTTTTCAGGACTACTACGCATCTCTTCAATATCAAAAGGATTGTAGCCATTTGATAGTAAATAATTACCACCCTCTTCTGTCTTTATGTATTGGGCAAATGCTCGCTCTGTCTTTTTATCATTAAAATATTTAGAACCTGCCGCTCCTATAGCCTGACCTAAATTTCTGCCAATATTAGCACCCATGTCAGCATACATCCTGCCGATGTTAGCACCTGCCTGAGTAAGCGGTGAGTAGTCTGCCTGAGCCTGATTTATGTTACTGAAATATGGTGACTGCATGTTTAAACGCTCCTATTGATTTTACTATCCATCCATTTGCGGATGCGTGTTTTTAGTCTTGGCTTGTCTTTTATAAACTTTGCAAACCTTTCGCCAAAATTTAGATAAAGGATTCTGAACCACGACGGCGATTCGCCTAGCATCCAACTCCTAAACATTACCCATCTTGGATTATGCGACCCGTAGACTTCTCTAGCTACCCAACAAAGTGTACCCCCATATGCCGTACCAAGCCCACCTGCAATACCTCCAACAATATTACCAAACATCGCAGACTTACCTGCCGAGACTTGTGCCTGTGCACCCATGTAGGCGGCGTTGTAACTGTTTAAACCTGCGGCTTGATTAGCCGCAAACTCAGCACCCTGCGATGGATTATAAAGCATTGGCATCTGACCTGTACTTGCGGCGTTGCCGTATAAATTTTGTCCTGCAAATGTTCCTGCACCTGATGGTCTACCAAACATTGCTTGCGTTGGATCAATTGATGTCGCCTGTTCAAGTCCAACCATCTGAGCCGCCGCTCCACGATCCTGTGCAAGTCCTGCCATCGCGTACTGCGTATTCATTTGATCTACTGCCACACCACGATCAATGTCAGCTTTTGCGGCATCCAAGAGTTGTGATTGCTGTTGCATTCTTGCCTGTTGGTTTGCGGATTGAGCCGCCAAGCTAGTCTGCTGATTTGACATCTCTGCTTGCAGTTGCAACTGTGCATCTGCTGTTCCGATTTGTCCTTCCATGCCGTAAACCTGTGAAGCAAAACCCCTACGCTCAGCTTCTCTTGTACGAGATGCCATCTCATTGTTCTGTAGCTCGGTCAAAATACTAGATGTGTCTCTTTCGCGACCGCGTGCTGTTGATGCCATACGAGCTTGCTGTTGAGCATTTCTTAATTCTCTATCCGAAAGATCACCACCCAATGCTAAATCATTTTTAGCTTGCGTTAGCATTGACGACCTCAACCCATCCATGTCACCAACGCCTTCCGCTGATACTGTCGGAAGTGCACCCTGTCCACTAACCTGCTGTTGTTGATTAGCTGTAGCAGAATTTAATAATTCTGAGGCTTGCTGTTGTCCTGCCTCTTCACTTTTTGAATTATTAGTAGCAAGTGTTTCCTGCTGAGAATCATAAGTTCTTTCTGCCTTAACTCTTTCAATATTATTCTCACCCCATGCTAAGGCATCTTGATAATTATCAGAAGAATGTTGCTCAACTATATTGCCTTGAACATCCCTAATCTCAGTTATATAAGTGTCGCCCCTGCGTCTTGTGCTAGTAGTCAAAGCTTGTGATCTTTGACCTTCACCTAATCGCTGTGCTCCACCGCCTGTAACACCTTGCCTTGGGTCATCAACAGGGGGTGGTGCTACCTTGTCCACTGCTGTCGTTGGTGATATTGCTCTATCATCTTCCACAAACTGTCGCCCACCTGTCGTGCCATCAACTTGTTGCTCACCCATGCCTGATGCCATGCCACTACCTTGTGCTTCCTGTTGCCCACCCAACTGCTGTTGTGCTTCCTGTTGCCCACCCAACTGCTGTTGTGATTGCTGTCCGACACCTATCTGCTGTTGTGATTGCTGTCCGACACCTATCTGAGGTGCATTAAAACTTTTAGCAATGTCTGTTAATGAATTGCCTCGTGCTGATATGTTTGTAGGAGTTGAGCTAACATTACTAAGTTGTTCAACTTTAGCTAACGCACCTTTGATATTACCTTGACTCCTATAAGCTTGAGTAAATTGATCAGCATTGTCTTCAATTGCCTTTAACTCACCTGTAAATCTTTGAGCAGTATCGAGTTGCTGTAAATCACGAGCAAGTGCTGACACTCCTGCAAAATTTCCATCCTTATCAAACCCTGCTTTTCTTGTGTTTTTCGTTCCGTCAGCTTCAATAAATTCTCTTTCCTGATCTCCACCAACATTACTAACCATCCCACCACCTGTGTAAGTGGTCTTACCTGCCTGACCAAGGTCTTTTATTACATTACCATTTCCGTCCTCTTCATAGATCGGTGAATAGCCTGTGCCTCCTAAAATTCGAACCTCCTTTAAAGCTTCTTCAGTAGTTTCATAGTTACCGAGTTTTTCTCCTGTCTCTTTGTCATAAATGACATAGTTCGACTCTAAAACTTCAATTGAATTGGTGTGTGTAGAATTTGACTTAGGACTGTTGCTAACTTTCTTTTTTGTAGAACTTAATGATGGTTCACTAACGATCTCATACTTTGATGAATCACTTCTAAAGCCTTTAACAATCCTGCCTTCACTATCGTATGTGACCTTACGACCAAGCAATGTTTCGTTAAGTATCTCTTGGTTTAAACGAGCATAAGCTTTTCTTCCTGAGTTTGGGTCAGCTTCTGCGGCATATAAAGCAGGTGCTAGTTCTGCTTGAGCCGATAATCCATCCCTCATTGACTCTCCGTAGTCAACAGTTGCAGGTGGTTGGTAAGTTATATTATCTCCACACATAATTTTATCTCCTAGATTTTTGGTAAATTTTTATGAAATATATTAGTTGTCCAAACAGGATTGAATCCTAATTGACCCATATGCTCATAGTATGGGCTGTGACTGTTGCAAGCGATGTAGTGCTGATTGTATCCTTTTTGACTAACCATACTTTCCATTATCTGCGTCAGCATAATAGAGTTTCTTGCTGTAACTTTTTTGGTGTGATGCCACGCTAAAACAATTGGAACTTCACACAGATTCCAACCACCTACAATTTCCTCTCCTTTAATGACCGCATGAGTAGGTATCTGCATGTTATCATTATCTTCTCTAGCTAGATCAGCGACTAAATCTCTAGTCTCAGGGTTATTGATTTTTATTACTTTGGGGTGGTTCATAACAATGCAGGGATTAGTTTAGCGTTTTTATTTATATCTTCTATTAATGGAGCGTTCGTAATATAGATTGGAGAGTAATCGATTTGAATTGAATTACTTGTTGATGCTATAATTGTGGTTTCATCAGTACGATAAAGTCTTCCTCCTGTTAAAAATAATGGATCAGATTTAGTATTATCTAATTTTAAATCCACCTTGCTTACATCGATTGAAATTTGATTAGATGCGATCCAACTAATCCCACCGAATAAATCAGCAATTCCATTGCTTGTCATCAGTTCAGCATAATACCAAGAACCAACTCTTTGAATCTGTGTTGAATTGTCAGAATCAGATATATCTACTTCAATTTTACCGCCAACTAAATCTAAACTAAATTCGGAAATAGAGCTTCCGTCTGTATTAAAAGCGTTATATTCTATCGCATCGATCTGATTTGCTGAAACTTCCCAACTAGGTATTCGACAGGTGACAATAAATTCTTGTGGTTGTTTTGCAACAACTCCATCTTGATAGGTAACTCTAACTCTAATGGAATCACCCTCTGCCATTTCAGAACCAAATCCTTGGTTAAGTGATGTGCTATTAACGACACCATTAAAAACTTCTGAGCTTTGTGTTACATTGTAAACTTGCACTCGTGAGCCTGATAGTAAATTTGTAATCGCATAAGCACCAAAAGAGCGAGTGCCTGAACTATCAGATATTGATCCTAAGTATGATGTCGAATTGAGCGTAACGCTACCACTAGTAATAATCGTACCATTAAAACTAGATGCATTTAAAGTTATCGTGCCACCACTAATACTGAATGGATTCGTTGCAGTAGTGTCAAAAATAACATTATATGCACCTGCATTTATTGTTGAACCATCTCGATTGACAATTGGTGAAGTTTCACCTGCATAATTATTGACAAGATAGGATTTTGCGATGTCGTAAAATTTCTGTGGAGTGTCTATTGCAGTATACGCATCCACAACTGACCTGTTTGTTTCGGACACTACCAAATCAGGTGTCATTTTAACTGTGCTATGCAAGGTATCGAGTCCAACTAAGTCCTCCGCGAATCCTGTTATTGTCTGATTGTATGCAATAATAGAAAATGGAATTTCTGAATTTGAATTAGTGCGAGAATCAGTGGTAATGGTTTTATTAATGTAATTGATTACCTCGACCAATATTTCTTCTTGTAAATCACCTGTTTGGCTAGTCGCTGTGTAAACCTTGTCATCTGTATCGTCCTGACCTATTGATCCAATCGCTCTGTTGCCACTATCTAAATCTTTAGCGTAATAAGAATAGGTTAATGGGTTACCATTTAAATCTTCGACTACTAAACTTATAGGTCTAACGCATTTGAGATACATAAAATTATTTCTCCCTGCATCTAGTGCAACTCGTAATCTGTCGGAAAAGCCTTTGATTGTAATTGTCTCTCCGCTTGACTGAGTTCTAGTAACATTAATTATGTCGAAGTCATGTAAGTTTGGGCTTGTGTCAAAGTTCTCGAAAGTCAAAGGAGGAAATGGCGAATTGTAACTTTGGAATCCACCTTTTTTAAATTTAAAGATTCCAACATTCCATCCACTCTTTGTAAAAATTCTAGACTCCAAAGTTTCACCATCAAAAGTTAAATCGTAAATGTTTATTTTCGCATCACTCGTAGAATTAGAAGACTCGATTCTAAACTGAGATGTGTTTGTGTTAGATGACCCCTGTTTCGCAAGGTTATAAAAGATCCCACTATTGACTGTAACTGTTGCCCCATTTGCAGTTCGCAAAGTTGCAGTAGTACGAATTATTCCACCATTCCACAAAAATGTAGAACTACCTCCAAACGAAATGCCAAAGGTATTATACATTTGCCCTGTCAGATTCTCATTTGGTAAATCAATTCCTACACCGACCGAGTATTTGTCTTTCCCATTTGCTGTAGTTTTGACACCTAGATTCAATGTGCCTGTTACTGTGAGTGGATGCCCACTACCTGCATTGATGGCTTGCTTCATCATTTGCAAAGTCTCATAGGCAGGATCAATGCTAAGTGTTCCTTGAACCTCTAGGAAATGAGTGGAAGCAATTGTATAAGTAGTGTGGTTTCCACGAACTGTAGTAGTTACTCCCGTCACTCCATTCAACCCACTAAGATCAGTGTCAGTCCCTGTTTGTGTGATCTTGTTACTTGCTTCAGAAAAACTCATGCGTAATCCTTTACTGTGCTATTTATTCCCATTAACTGAAATCAGACTCCTGTGCATTATTTTCTGTGTAACAGTCGTTTGGATAGTTGACACAATCATATTTAATCACCCACGATCCACTACCATTGTATGTCTCTAGATGTGCAGTAAAACTTAAGTTCCTGCTTGTGTCTGTCCATGTCACAATATCACCGACACTATATGAACTACCCTGCTCTTTTTCGCCACTAACTGAAAGACTTAAGCTTAAACTTGAACTAGCTGTCCTCGTGTAAATAGTGCCTAAATTTATTGGTGCGTAATCCTTGAATACAGAAACTAGATTCCCATTAGCATCATAGGTTAAGTCCTGACTCAGGACAGGAGTTGAAGACTTGTCAGTAACTGTAATTTCACTAAGAACACCTGATGTATAGCTAAGTGTCTTGGTTTTAATTAAAACTGTTTTGGTATAATCCTCCCACACAGAAACAGATGAAACATTGCCGTTTGTGTCGTAGGTGATTTCAGAGTATTCATCACTACCCCTCAACCCTTGGAAACGATCAGATACAAGATTGAACTCTTGCCCAATCCTAGTACCAATCTGTCCAAGAATGTCAGACATTATTTATTCGCAATAAATTGAGTCTCAAAAGATGCGTAATTGCCAAGTGAAACATTGTTGATTGTGATGCCGCTACCATTTGCAACTTTCACAGCGTTGCCTGTACCAAAGAGCAAATCACCTGTTAAAGTCTGACCTGCATTTTTGTCTAACAACTCTACCCAATTTCCACCATGTGCGTAGTAACCACGACCTGTGGCGTGGACATGAGCAAACATGCCATGATAAGTTGTTGCACTTGGTAAATCTGCAAGATTCGCAAAGTGGTTAGAGTAATAAAGCTTGGTTGCCGCTGTTCCTTTAAGCAATTTCCAAACACCTAAAGTGTCATCCCAAATCAACTTTGCCTTATCTTGACTAAGCCCTCGATTGACCTCAAGACCACCTGTCTGTGCAGTCTCTGCACCATCAGACTTAAGGTTGACCTCAATAATGTTATCTTCGACTGAAACTGTTGTAGTGTTCAGCGTGGTAGTAGTTCCTGAAACTGTAATATTATCAAAAGTACCCTCAGTCGCACGAAGATGGGCGAGTGTTGTATTCCCACTGTAAATTGCATTTATTGATGCCTTCACTGCACCCAAACTCACTTTAGTTGCGTAGTCTGCTGATGAGTTTTGCAAGCTAGTAATAGCAGATGTGTTTAAACTGACCTGCGTTTCGTTTGCATCTGCTTTATTTGAGACTGTGTTTAAACTTGTTTGCGTAGCATAAAGATTGCCTAAGCTCACCTTTAACTCACTAAACTCTAATCCTACTTTCTCACCGATTTTTCCTAGAATGTCTGTTGCCGCCATAATATATTTTTTGTTATTTGTTTAAGTCGAAATTTAATCCAAAAGTTACTTCGTCGCCATACTCTGCACGAATTTGATTTAGTCCTGCATCGTCCACATACGGCAAACTGTTCCAAGAGGTGAACCCATCTCCAACCTTCATTCTCTTAGCAGTTAAGTCCATTCCTATCTCACCCTGATCTAGGGCGATATTGCTCGTCTGCCATTCACTTGCTTGACCTCTGCGTACTCTAATGCGTCTATAAACACTCACGCCGCACGCCCCCCATCTATATCAAGGATGTCTATATGGACAGTGTCAGGAAATCCTCCATCAATTGATCCGTCAAAGAACTCATCATTCGCACGAGCTACCCATTGTTCGTTTGGCTTGTCGTACTGTAAAATAGAATTGTCAGCATATGGACTAGCTTGCACATCTGATAGGTCACCGATTTTATCTACAATACCTGACGGAACTCCTTCACCTTGTAGCAAGCCGTTGACTAATAAAGTTCCATTAATTGTAAGCGTTTCTCCCTGTGCTATTGTTATAGCGTCCGTTGGGACACGCACAGTTGGTTTTCCAATTTTATTAAGAGCTTCCTTAATATCCGTACCTACCGCCGCAGGTGGAGCAGGTATGACTATCGCATCAATTGCCATCAAATCCTCCTTCCGTCCTGCCGTTAGCTACAAAACCCTCTATGCTAACACGCCTTATTTCTGTTTGCTGTAGCCCTGATGTGCTCTCAACACTGACACTAGCAGAGTAACCTCTCTGTCTAGCTGAAAACCTTTGCATCCTACTAAAGCCGACAGCGTCAGCAGTTGCTTCTAGGCTTGCTACCTGCCTATCAGGATTTTTTGTTTGTACAGTTATTTTAGTGGTAGCTCCGTCAGCACTTGCGTAACCCATCGTGCCACGAACAAACCTCTTAATGTCGCGACTGCCCAACACATAATCTCTAGTAGTAATCTTTCCAACAATCTGACTTCCATCATCGTCTTGACTGCTCTCATATTCAAAGACTGCATTCTCAGACATGAGGTATAATTTACCATCGAAAGACTCTATATCTAAAATGCCATATGGCACAGAGTCGATACTCTCCCAAACTGATAGTAAACTGTTATATACAGCTATATGTTTTGGTGTAGTCTCATCGTTTAAACATACAGCACAATATACCCTATTGCGGTGGTAGTGCAGAATTGTTTTATCTAACGCACTTAAATTTAAATTGTCTAGGATTGGTGTAATTGGCTTAGATAGTGGTTCTCTATCAAGCGTTGTTTTACTAATAGCTATGCCTAACCCTTTTGCAGGATCAGACGATGGAACAAGAACCTGCACATCACCCTCATTGGACATGAAGTAAATGTAACTACCACTCTGACAGACTGCTTTCCTTCCACAAATACCAAGCTGTCTAGTGATCTCAAAACTAGCTGAGTCTAGACTGTGTAAATTATTTACGATGTGAACAGATTCAGCATTAAAGCAAATTATTTGATTTTCTTGAAAAGTCTCGATGGCTAAAGTTCTATCTTTAGTTCCGCGATTTAAGAAAAACTCACCTGTAGCTAACTGAAACAAATTCTCATTAAATATATCACTACAGACAACTGTTGTTGGGCTGTCACTGTAGTTTGGAACTACTAACCTGTTTGCTATGTAGTGACCGAATGGTGCGTCAGGACAAGCTATAAAAGTGCCGTCAGTTATTGTCGGCGTAGCAGATAACTCTGATAGAGTTTGACTTGTGCCGTCCCAAATTTGTGGACGATTTCCTTCGTCGAAAATTATAAGCTTATTAAAAAGCTGTATCGCATTTACATTTTTACCTGACTCCTGTAGCAGTGTCCGAGGAGTGCCATTGGTAAAGACAGGTGATATCTGAAAGTCAGATATTACATATAGATCACTGACCCCATCAGGGTCTGTAAATGCGACAAGTGATCTTCCGTTCGTTAGTGTTTTCTTTTTTGATGATCCTTTTCTTACTTTGGCTACGCCCTGATCAAATCTTATATTTTCAGCATTAGATACAATGCCCTGCTGTAACAAGCTTGGCTCAGTGTATGCATCTAACCCTGTGAATACTTGGTCACCATCTTCAATGAATGGATCATCTAGCTGACCATGCGACCGATATCGTGGCATTTAATTTTTTCTCCAATTTTCAAGAATCTTATCTAATTTTATTTCGATGCCATCTAAGCGTTTAAACAGTGTTTCATTTTCTGATGTATTTCTAGCCATGTCTACTTCTAGCTTACCTATTCTTTGCGACTGACATTTCATTTCAGCAAACACTCCTTTAATCATAAAGCCTCCTACAGCAAAAAGGCATCCACTAACGCACTGCAATGCGTAAAATACTAAGTTTGTTTCCATTTCTTCTCTGTTCTTTTTGCTCTCCAATGCGAGTAAATCATTGGTACTATAAACCACAGTGCACAACCAATGACACACAGCTTAATGACTCCATAAATTTCCTGTAGAATACTATCAAAGAAACCATCATCGCGTGCTGATTTTAGTTTACTGTCTACTAGTTTATTTACATCTCCACTCGTTAGGGCATCTACCATCATTTGTTTACTTTCACGCTCCTTATCATCCATTACAAGAATAGTGCCTACAGCCGCACCTGCTCCTGCCCCTGTGGCGGCTAATGCAGGTGAACCACTGATCGCTCCAACCCCTCCCCCCACAACCGCGAGAGAGGGAGGGAGGAGGGATTTTAGAGAACAGCCTGTTGTGCAAGCTACAAGTAAAAGCAAACAAGGCTTAAGCATTAAGCCATAGTGATGGTAAAGCCACTTGCAGGAATCTTAAAGATATCACCGCTAGTAATATCGACTGCTGTCTGTAACTCACCATAAACTAAAAGGTTACCACCCGAAGCGGCATCATAAAGTCCTACATGGGTAATTTGACCCCAATCGCTAGTCGCGTCATTCCATTTAAACTCAGCGTCATTAGTGATCGATCCTGCTGTTCCTGACAAACTTCCCTGCCCTGATGACCCTACTTGATTCCTAGCGTAAGCTGTACCTGAAGTCGAGACCTCTGTGCCGCCTGAAGAGTCACTTGGAGCGGCTGTCAATAATCCGATGTATCCACCGCTACCTGCCGTTACATTACCTGTTGCAAGATCAACACTACCAAGTGTTGCTAATGCTGAGAGAGATATTCCCTCGTAATAATCTGTTGCTTGTGCCATTTTATTTTCTCCTTATTTTTGTTTTTTGTTGCTTTTACAAGTTTTGGTAAATCGATGTGACTCTCCGTAGATGTAAAATTCTAAATAAATATTTCATTATGGTGTGACGCTTGAAAAGGTTGTTCCTGTAGCTAGTGTTACAGCAGGTCTACTGCTAATTTCGTTAGTTACAGTAGTGCCGACACCTGAATCGCTATCCCCCATTCTCCACCAATCATTTGGATTCAATGACGATAGATCATTTGGTTTTCCATTATTATAAACTGTTGCAATTTCTGATAGTGATAGTGCTTTTTTCCAAACAGCGAACTCGTCTACTTGACCTTCATAGTCAGTCCCTGATTGTCCTGTTGTGCCTAGCCATGCATCACCATTATCAAGACCTAAATCAGCAATTTGACCTGTTTCTATTTGTGTTCCATCGATATAAATGGATGAGTCATTGCTCCCTGCACCGCTTTTTACTATCAAGACATGATGCCATGCGTCATTCTGCATAATAGTAGAACCATCAAAAAAGAACATATTTGAACTTTGAGTTGTTGAGCCACTTGCAGTTTGTTGTACAACCACACCTGCGGTATCAGTACCTATCGAGATTTCTAAATTTCTTGTTGTGGAATTTAATAATGATCTAGTATAAAAGATTTTTTTATAAGCAGCCATAGTGCTTGGTAAGTTTGTAGGACGACACCAAAAACTAATCGTAAAATTACTTGATCCGAAATCAAGTGTGCCTTGTGGAATAACAGCATAAGAATTTTGACCTGATGTAATTGAATAAGCATTAGGGTAAGAGGGCTCAACATGCTTAACAGCTTCTACAAATTTTGGAGCACCTCGATATAATTCATCAGACACCCAATCTTGAAACTGTATTGGAAATCTGTCTTTGAGTTTTTTTGGTATAACACGAAAGAGAGTTTTGGTGTTTTCTATACTCGTTTCTGATAGCCCATAATGAAGCCTATTATTACCATCCCAAGCAACAGTTAAGTCCCAAGGGTCAGCAGAATCATACATATTGTGATACAATATATCATTATCCTTATGAAATCCATATGTGTAATTGTCGTACTCACATGGATGATCTCCTGCTTTTATAACCTGCGTGCCTCCATGTACTCTATCTAGACTTTCAAATAAATATGTTCCATCAGCTTGGTATTGTTCGGGATGTACATTCTCGTCGTAAACAAATTTGCGTACATAATACCAAGGATTGGTTCTACTCCACAATGCGTTACGCAAATTATGATAGCTATTTAAAGAAGTAGCAGGGTCATTCCATCCTTCGTAGTTATTTCGCTTTGTACCATAACTACCAAACCTATAGCTTGTTGCTGTAGACATACTTACTCCACCACCTTGGTTGTTGGAGTTATATATATAGTCATATATAAACGCATTAAAATTTGTTGTTCTAAGCGTGCCTTGTTGTGGATGATTTATATAACCCTCATATGGAGCGACCACAGCCCAATAGAAACTTACACTATAGTCCTCTGTGTTTGGATAAGCTTTTGTATCTCGGTCTAAATGTACGCCTGTATTAAATGTTGTGAAATTACCTGTTGTGGGATGTATAAAACTATTCGGAAATCCAATTAAGTATCCCTGAACAGGAGCATCATTTGGGTCTTGTGACCATCGTAGTAGAGTTAATGGGGTTTTCTTGATTAAAATAGTATTATCTTGCAATGGATAATCTATTGCATTGTTGACTCGATTGCCTGTTAAAACATCAGGGTCTGCCATTAAATACTCAAAAGTATACCCATCTCCATAACTACCGAAATTGTATTTTGACAAATCTTGCGTCAATACAGGCGTAAAATCGTCACTTGCGTAAAGCTCTTGGACAGGTGCATAATAACTTGAACCCACAGATAAATACATATCATCACGATCAAGCCCTTGTCCTGTATCACTAGTGATACCTCCACGCCAATTGGTAGATTTATTTATATAGTCAGCATTAAATAACTGCACATCAGCAGGCTTACCTAAGAACATTTCAATGTCCATGTCTACGACTGAGCCATTTGTTTCTCTTCTACGATCAACATTTTCTAGCCCAATTGATAAAGCTACAGAAGCTTCTCCTGCTGTTAATGAGTTATAACCACTTGCTTGCAAGCCAACAGCTATCGATGAATTAGCAAAACCTATAACAACAGCCTCAAACCCTTGAACAGATGTTGTTACTAATAGATTTATTAATCCACTAGCATTTCCGTAAACTACAGAACTACGACCATTAACACTAGTCTGCATAGCTATCGGCATAGGCGTTACCTCTGATCTCACAACAACATTTGACCCTGTTGATGTAGAGCTAACAACTATGGCAGAGCTTGCTGATGCATTGACCACCGAGCTTCTGCCAAAAACTGAGCAGAATACTTCACTTGCAATACTCGCACTACCCTCCTGAATTGCTGTCTTGCCATTACAAATAACTGATTTAGCTAAGCCTATTGTAACTTGTGATTCTACAACAGCATTTCTACCTGCAAATGTTCCATCAACAGAAAAAGACGCAACCACCTGTGAAGTCTCAGGAGATATCTTTTCTGCAATTACATTTTCGCATTCAATAACAATTATCGGTGGAGGAAAGTTCCAACCTGACCAAAGAACTGCATTTAGCTTATAACCTTTGGTAAATGTATTGCAAGTTATCCGACCCTGCGATGCCTTAAGGTTTGTTTTCTTTACTGCGTTGTAACCAATTATTTTTGTTCTACCTGCGATAGGAGTGCCGAGCTTAACTCTAGTTCCGATCTCATCAGGATAGGCATCAACTGCCACATTAAGACCCATCGATTTGCCTAGCTTAATTTCTGTAGAAATTTCTGCTGTAGATTCTTTTAGTGCATTTTTACCGAAAACTTCAGTAGAGACTTCTATTGCCATGCTACTCGCGTAGCCACGCTTAACGGCATTAAAAGCATCCGCAACTTTACCGACCTCTATAGTAATATTTGTCGTGCCTTCTACAAGATTCCCAATTTGGTCTTCTGTGATTGGAGCAACATATCCCTGCTTTGCGTTTAAACGGCGATAAGGATTTTTGATTATAACATAAGGCTGTCCACGCTCTTGATGCGAATCCATCTTATCGAGTTCACGAACAAGCAAGTCCATGCCGTACATGTCCTGCTGTACTGCCTTTTCATGCTGTCCATCTCCTATAAGCCAATGCTTGTACGCAAAAGTTTTAATAGCTTGTGCTAGAAACCTTGGTATATCTTCGTCTGCACTTTGACTTGTAAACACAGGTGCTTGCAAACGATATCTAACCCAAACCTCATTGAAGCTTAGTTCGTTAGGGAAAATATATATACCCTCACGATCCTCACGCCAATTAAGAGGCTTTGTATCATTATATCTAGGGTCTTCTAAGGTAATAGCTAAGCAAGTGCCTATTGCATCTTTACCTACTTGCTCATAGGCAATATATCGATCGAAGATATTGTATATCTCTTCAAAGTAATTTGTGTCAGTTATATGAATGCCATTCAGATCAAAGGAGCATGGGTCTTCTCCGTGAGACTCAATGTTTGAAATAGGTTGGTCAATGCAGATGTACATGACTCCGTCTAGCTGTACTTTTGCCCCCTTGTAGTACAATCCTTTTGCAGACCACTCAGGTGCACCAATTACATCGCCGACCTCGTACCAATTAACTATAGAGATATCAATAACTGCGTCAGCATTGTCCACTCTTGCACGATAATATTTTCCATTATGAAAAACTTCGTCACCTGCCTTATAGCTAGTGGATGGTACAAAAGAATCTCTAAAATATCTTTTTTCGGTCTTTGTAAATTCCGACCAAGGGTAATAGTCCCAACAGTATTTTGTTGCGTCTGAAATGTATTCTGCAAGCAACACCTTTTCGTGTGCAAGCAAAGAAGTGGGGTCGATACCTGCAATCGCGGCAACACCTTTTTCTATATCGGAATAGGGTATGCTACGCATTGTTTAAACAACTATCTTATTGCTGACAGATTTTACTTTAACAAGATGATCGAATCTTTTTCCAAGCCACTTTTTGAATGATTCATCCTGCCATATTTTTTCACCTAACTTTTCTGACCAAAAAGCAAAAACTTCAGGACAAAGTCTAAATCGAATGTATCCAAAATCTAAATTTTTTCTCTCACCACCTGTAAGCCTACGCTCAGCTTGCATAAGCTTAACTTGTTCTTCCTCTGCTCGGTCGAGATCGTCCTGCCACATAGAAGCTAAGTTACCCCAAACTTCTTTCGTGATGTTTTTACCATCAACGACAACTTCCTGTGTGGCAGGATCGAACATCGAACGATACAATATTAACCCAAATTACAGAGTGTATTTTCCGTGATCAAGTCCACCTGAGTAAGACTTAAGTGCAAATACAGACTCAATAAGCGAGCGTGCACCTCCACCGAGATCAGGCAATTCACGAACATTAGTATTTTCAGCAAACGCTAACTCAAACTGCGACATGTTAAGAACAAAGAGAGTTTCTTGTCCTTTAGATGCGTCATAACTTCCACTTGTACGAGCGTCTTGCTCTAAGAAACTCGACAGGTTCAAAGTGATTGTTCCGAAGTCACTCTCTATGATATCAACAGCGGCACTTAAACGACCATCATCAGTGTCACGATTCGACATCACGAGGTTGTTTGTGCGTGGTGTAAACAAAGTGAAGTTAGAGATAGTCTTCTTCATTGCAGTTCCGCAAAGACCGAAGAAAGTTTTATCACTCTCACCTGTTTGTTCGTAGATGCTTTGAAGAATATCACGAATGTCTTCTTCTTTAGCATTAGCCGCTCCACCTGCACTTACGATAGACTCACTTGGAGTCAAAAACGAAGATGGTACAGCTAGGTTTGATTGTGCTGAACTAGATATCCAAGAACCAAGACCGCGAGTTTGATATGGCTCACTTCCTGTTTCCTGATTTGTGTCCTGTGACGAGCAAAGCGTAGACTCTATATCTCTGCCGTGAGTTACGAGTGCTTTAGCCACGGAATTTGCCATCTCTTTGCGAAATCCAACGCCCGCGATATCGGAGGTCATGTCAGCCAAACGAGACACCTTGGGGAATCTGCGTGCGTACTGTACATAAACCTGACATTTTGCACGATCGTCATAATTTTCAAAATCAGACGATGTGGTGTCAGTTCCGTCCACAGGGATTTTATCAGAAACTCCTGAACTGTAGGTTGCGGATTGAACCATGTTGACTTTATGCTTATCAACACCCCATTCAAGTAATGAATTTCGTGGTGCACTCCCCTTTTTGACTTGCGAACTGAAAGGTGTACTTTTTCTGTCTACGATGGTGAGAAGCGAACTTAGGTCTTCCCTTTTTAAACTTTGTGATCTCTCAACTATTCCTGCCATTTTATTTTCCTCCTAAAACTTTTATTTATAACAATTTTTCTAAATATGATGCCGCATCATCTACATCACCTGATTTTGCTTTTTCGAAGAGGGATTTAAGGTTGTCTTTTTTAGGTCTTACTACCGCAGGTTTTGCACGAGTTGGTGCGACAGGTATTTGAGGAGCAACAGTGTCTTTTGGCATCGCTTTTTGTTGTTGTTTAGCCATCTGTACTGATTTAAATCCCTCAATTGCATACCCTAAAACTACTTTGGCATATGGGTCACGCTGTGCGTAGGACTGTAGATTCTCGTTGTGATTGAGAATGTTGCGAAGCTCTTGGTTCTCATAACTACCCTGATCGCTCATCCATTTAAAAGTTTGATTTGCGATCGCTTCTTGCTGTTGAGTCTCTACTAGTCTCTGCCTGACCGAGGGAATGTTTTTACGCAAGTCCCTATCGGTTTCGACAATTAATTGCCTAGCCTGATCATACTCAACATCATGCTCTTGACCACTCGCGTCCGTATATTCACCGCCATCAGGGTTAGCTAATAACCACTCCCTTAAGTGCTCGGCATCATCCTCGCGAGCTTGTAAGTCATCTAAATTCGTCACATCATCAAACCTACTCAAACCTTTTTGCTCACGCTTTGGTTGTTTAGTTTGATTCTGCGATTCCTCTAGTTGCTCTTTAAGCTTTTCTACTTCCCCTTTAGCTTGATCCCTTGCCTCTATAAGTTTGCCAATTCGTTTCTTAACGCCGTCAGAGTCTTGCGACACTTCTCCGTCAACCTGCACTTCTTCCTCTTGTACACTTTCCTGTACAATTGGCTCTTGTGCCTCTTCCTCGACAACCTCTTCAGCCTCTTCCTTAGCTTCTTCAGGTTCTTCAATGTTTGCGTTATCAAAGATCGATTCAACCCCTGCCGCCTCCGCTATGTCGGCGAGTAATGAGTCGGATTCCGTTGTACTTTCTTCTGCTGTTAAAGGTGCGACCTCGTTTTCATCTGTCATAAGTTTTTAAGTTCGTTGGCGTTGGAACTTAGCTCGTGATATCGTCACGGACGAATTAAATGTTAACTAAAAACTTTGACCCACTTAACGCTATGTCAAAGCATATTATTAACCTGTTGCTACTTGCTGTTAACAAACCGATACCAACACTTACGAACTTGTTGCCGATGATCCTCGTCGTATATTGTACCTTGAAATTTTTCTAATTTCTTTTCTTGTAGTCCTGCCTTTAGGAGCGTGTAAGTCCTGTTAATTCCTACGCCTGATTCTTTTTGAAAATCAATCGCAGTAAACCACCCTTCTCCGTTTGGCGTTTTATCTGTTGACTTAGATAACTCCTGTAGACCTTTTGCCCAATTTATTTTCTTACCCACTTACCATCAACCTTCCTAGCTATATTGGCAACCCAACCTGTTCTTGAGTAATACCCATAAACCCAACCGCACTCGTGTGCTAGTCTATTGACCTTTGCACGATTCCAATCCATTGCTGTTGTTGCCAAGCATCCTGCACTTATTCCTGCACAACCTCCTGCTCTAGGAATAGAATACATTTGTATAGAGTGTATGTGTCCATGAATCACCAAACCACCACTTGTACCAAATGTCTCGGCATGTCTCTTTGTTGCAGTAATTCCATGAAAATATCCGTGGCAAAACTTTATTTTACCTAACTCTAGTATGCCCTTATCGACATCATATGGTAGCATCTTGCACTTTATAGATCGACATTTTGCTTTGATGTCTTTGATTCCCATCTTCGCAGTATCTCTGATAATACCTACGCTGTGCTTTTCTGCTGTCTGCCACAGTCGATCATCATGGTTACCTAGTAAAAAATAATCAGGTTTAAAGGCATCAAGAAATTCCATACCTGCCTCGACATCTGCCTCCATCGATGCATTTTTTTCTGCAACATCTGCACCTCTCATTAATGGTGAGAAGTCAAAAAGGTCGCCGCCAAATATTCGCACATCAGGCTTAAACTCTTTTACAAATTCTAGTAAGCCTTTTACAGCTTCATAATTTTGTTTGTCTCCGTGTAAGTCAGAGGCAAACACGAAAGATTTCATGCTAACAAGATTTTCTCTTCTTGCCCTTAACAGTACCCTTTTTCACAACTTTTTTCTTGGGCAACTTGTAAGATGTTTTTTGTTTGTTTTTTCTCATTTCCTTTTCCTAACTTTTACGCACTTATCTTTACCCTTCTTAGTCCCTGCAAACTTGTAGCCCTTCCAACAAGCTTTTCCGTCTACACCTCTCTTCTTTTTAGTCCTCGCCATCGGTTTCCTCCAAATCTATTTCGCATTCAAACTCAACGACATCCTCGTCAAGCCACTCTTCAATATCTTCCATCGCAATTCCTGCTATACGCATGTCCTCAATGTCAGATTCTTCCACCCAACGATCAAGTAAAGCACGATGAGCTATTTTAAATTTCTGTTCCGCTGTGTGTTCCATTTCTTAAATTCTTCAAATCTTCCTTTTAAAGTAGATATGGCATCAATTCGACCTGCGGCGTGTGCACGAGCACAATGTTCTGCCTTTGCCTCTGACACTTCATTGACTGCATCTAAAAGCTGTTGGTCGATAACTGCATCTAACGCTTGCCAAATCTTACTATCCTCTCCGTACTCGTGAAAAATATTTGCTATTTGCTCAGGCTTAAGTGGCTCAGGATATTTCACCAAAACTGCCTTTGGTCTAAGCTGTTGGAGTAGTCGTTTAAACATTTAGTATCCTTGGGTAACAGGCTTAACTCCGACTCTTCCGATCTGAGCGTTTTCTTGTTGCTGTATTCCGAACTGCAAGTATTTCATGCGATTTTCAGATAATTGCTTAACTAATGGTTTCTCTGACATCTTCTTTTGCAACTCTTGTGATGTCTGTATAATTTGCTGTGCAGTCTGTTGCCTGAGTTGGAAGTTGACTCCCTCTTGCGGTATCGGCTCGATCTCAGCCATAATCTTGACCCACGCATTCTGTTCGTCTTCAATTTCCTTTTGAGAAGCTGTCTGCTTATCTACTACAATTCTTTCGGCAAGCGTAGGATCAATTGTCTCAGCAGATATCTGTACAAGTGCATTTCTATCGATTGCACCCATTGTATCAAATTGTGTAAGTTGTGTAACTGCCTGTAATTTTTTCTCCATAAACTCAGGGTTCAATGTGTCTACAGAGAATCTAAGGTTTAGGTCATATCTACCCTGAATATCATCAGGCATGACAGCAATGTCTTCTACATTCCCACCTGTTAATCTAGCCACAAATTCTTCTGAAAGATATTGCTGACATAGGCAAAGTGCTTGGCTAAGTGCTTCTTTCCACGAGTCTAACCAACGATTCACGACACACTGATTGTACAGCATGTTATCCTCTTGGTTTTCTGATCTACCAAAATATTCGTTAGCATCTGCAATCGCCGCTTGCTCTGCCTCAATTGATCCCTGAGAAATAGGAGGTGGTTGCAACCACTGAATGTCATCAGGTCTAGTAATAGTCATTTGTGACGCAGGTGCGATTAGCAAGTTAAGACCTCCACGCCGTGCATTTACTAGGAGTGGTGGAATAACACTAATCTGACCTGCATCGTTCCTAAGATCGCGATGCGTTTTTGATTCGTATTGGTTTGTGGCAACAATCTCAGGTATTCCTCTAGAATCAAATATTGAACGACTCAGCCTTTCACGACTAAACAAGACAAACGGCATTTGGTTATGTCCATATTCTAGCATTGTGTGTTTGCCGTAATTGTCGTTAACACTAGCAGAGAAAGCTGTGCAGTAAATTGCAGGAACTCCTGTGTCAGGGTCGTAAACCCTTTGGTACGCATAAAATATTTCATAGAGATCATCAAAATCTCCTTCTGACCCCCTGCCCTCTACATTAGCACCAAACCTAATTGGTGTCCTGTGGTCATACTGTGCTACACCTGAAACGCTCTCGGTTTTTTCCAACACCTCTTCAACAAAGTCCTCGTTGAATCCTTCTGTTAAAATCTTGTCGCGTAGCTCTGTTTCCGTAAACCATTCCTTACGCATCACTACTCTAGCACGATCTAGTTCTGTGCAGTTTGCATCAACAAAAATATCCTCGTTTAAACGATGTGCTACAAACCTTGGTCTGTTCTCGTGTGAGGTTGGTGCAGGAAGTTTTGTCTGACCTGTCGCACGAAATTCTTTTAGACCTTTTTTTAGCAACTTATCTTTGACTCCTGTGAATACCTGTCGCATTACAAGCAATGCCTGTTCCTCCATATCAGGGTCTTGCAGGATCATCACAATTTCTTGCAGTGCATTCTCGTCACCACCCATTTGCTGAACAAGCATAGCAACATCTTCCATGCTAAATCGCTTCATTCGCATGATTGTCTCCTGTTGCCAATAAACACCTAATATCGCGATAGCAGGTGATCCTGAGTATAATTCTTGTGCTAAGATTTCCACCTCTCGGCGTAGCTCAGGCAATTGCTTTTGTTTAAGAAAATATTTTAGCGTATCACGCCAATGCGATGCTTTCTTTGAATCACTATGCTCTACACCAATGACATCCATGTTTGCTCGGAAAAAACTTTCAATAGCAAGATGGACATGACGATTTACAATTTTATCAGCTAGACGATTGCGAGTGTCACTTGCCCCTTCCCAAGGAACAGGCTTTTGACCAATAAATTCCTCGTGCTTTCTGCCTGAGTCGGATTGACCCTCCCAACGAGCATATCTTACATCATCGTAGTCTGATCTTCTGCGAATACCTCTATGGGCATCTTCTAAAATGTCAGCAAGCTCAGCTTGTAGCTCAGCAATATCAGGCTCAACAGATAGTTTATTCCTGTCACGATCGTACTCTCTCACGCGGCAACCTCCTGAGCTTCCCATTGCGTAAGTAGCTTTTCTATTTGAGACTTGAGGTAGTAAGCACGAGCACCCTGCCGATAGTAGTGTGCTTTAATTAATCCTTCTTTGACCATATGAGACATTTCTTGCTCACTGATCCCCAATGCTTTTTTTACCTCACCTCGCCTCAACAAGGCTTTTTTTACTTCCAAGCTCGCCATTTTTAGACATGGCAAGCTGTAAGGATTTAGGTCAAATCTTTTTTGCTTTAGCTCTTACAACAAGCTTATCAATTGCCGCACCTTGGCTTTGCTCATCTTTTTCAAGAAAAGCCTTAGTCTCAGGTTTTATGCGAACACCAAGATACACTCGACGCTCTTCCGTTGGCAACTTGGGGCGACCATGCTGATTATCTCGCTTGCCTCCCCACCCTAATTTAGACTTATCTTTTTCCATCTGTTTTATGTAAAACATAAAATCAGGTTTTTGTGTAGGAGCAAGCTCTTTTCTTTTTACTGTCAACATATACAATCCTTCCGTTTAAACACGCATCTGCTAAATCTGCATACAGCTTGTGCATGTACTTGTCTTTAAAAATGCCCATAAATCTAAGCGTAAGCTTAATTTTAAGTTCTGACTTTTTGTCATTTGTCATCTAGTTTCGCCTTGATTGCGTCTATTTTCCTAGTGTCAGACTCTATTGCCAACTCGATAAGCTTGCCTCCGAAATCATATACCTCTTGCATACTGTCAAACCACAAGAATGCTTCGTGACTGCCGTCACCAACTTTAATGTGATCGACTTGATCATTGCAACCACCATGTGATATTTGATGATGGTTTTTGCCGACAGATATTTCTGCAAGCGTTTTTCCTGACCATATTCCGAATTGCTCAGAGTGAGCAGAATTAACTTTATGTAATTTAACTATTTTCATCTGTAATATTGGGTTTGTACTCGATCCCAAAAGGTTTGGAATCTTTTGTTTATTGTTTTGCGAGGCTTGACGATTCGTCCACTCGCAGGAAAGAAAGTTATTGGCGTTGCACCAAACTGTTCAGAGCAGAGGTCAACCTCTGTCATGTTAATGCTATTCCACATGTGTGAAACGCCGTTAACTTTACCCTGCATAATGTCACCTCCCATCATTTGTTGAAGGGCGTAGCTGACACAACCGCAGTGGTTATGAAGCGTGCCGTATTGCTCAGGCATATAGTCTCCGTATGCAGTGTCTTGTGCTCCGCAATATCGGAATGTGCTTAATATATTTTGGAATTTATCAATCATCTTCTGAGAAAATTATAGATGCAGTGATGTAAATGCTTACTGCGATCTGAGTTAAAAATAATAGGGTAATAATCATTGTCTTGTATTATGTTTTATATGAAATAAAAAGCAAGTAATAAAAAAATTAAATTGCCATATCTTTGATATCGTAGATGTGGTGAAGGTACTTGCGTCGTTCCTCAAGTGTCTTTGCTAGTGTCACCAATAGGTTTAAACGCTGATCACTTAAGCCTTTCTTTGAGGCAAGCTTGTTGGCTAAACTTTGTATCCGCTTTTTCAGATCACGGATTTCGGATTTGATTTCCTCTAGCTCTTTTTCACCTTTCCAAGCCCATAAGGCTTGGGCGTTTTTTTTACTCAGTTCCATTTTGCATCCTCCCTCAGAATAATTGCGTTACCGCGAATGCCATCCATTATCAAGGCATCGCTTTGATGCTGTGCGATGTGAGTCGCCTCAACATTAATTTCTAGGTCTTGAAACAATCCCTCTTCGTTGACCAACAACTGATCCCCGTTTTTAAGTTCAATCAATTGAACTAATCCTCCGACTAATTCTTGAGCTTTCTCAAGACTCGGCTTTTCACTTATAAAGTAAGTTAATTTTGTATCTGTCATAATTACCATCTTACTTATTATAAAACAGAAAGCAAGTAAAAAAAGAAAAAAAGTTTTATGTGGATTCAATAACTGCCGCCGCTGTCCAATACACCACTCCCTGAGTCAAAATAGGTAGGTGCTGATAAGCAAAAATACCGAAGTACATCAGTAAAATCTTTCGAAGCTCCGTGCTTTCCGTCCTGCCCTGTCCAAGTAGAAAGAGCAAACCGCAAGTTCTTGCAGTCCTCGTGCACAAACAGCCTCGGAGTGTTTAAACAATCTACCTCCTGATCCTGATTGTAGTCTAACAAATCATTTACCATTGTTATGCCTTCTTCGATTCTCACGCCAACACTTGGCTCAAAATGCATATCCATGTCAGCCATTTGGTCTATCAATGTGGTTACACCGCTTTTTGTCGGCGTAGGGCTAGAACCAAACCTAGAGTCCATAATTCTGACTGCGACATCCTCATCTTTTTCCAAATGATGTATTTCTTGCATGTACCTAGCCAACGACCAACCCCAACTCTCCTGAGCCAAACCCTTGTCGCCGTCCACTTTTTTACCTGCCACAGCCCATTCTCCTGCCATACCTACCCCATCAATCGGTCTAATTTGATCAGGAAACTCGCGATATACATAGCATTTTCCGTCTTTAGCCACTCTTACCCATATCATCACCCAATTTTTGCCGTGAGATGGGTCAACTATGTGATAATTCGTTCCCTCATCAGGAATTTGCTCAGAATTAACTAAATGAGCGTCTCCAAATTTTGGAAACTGACCCCCACTGACCTTAGTTGGCACTCCATACGCACGAGTTAGAATTTTTTGCTTAGGATCGTTCTGCAAAGTCCGTTTTAGCGACTTGTAGTCATTAAATTTGTTCCAAATGCTGTGAAAATAAATGACCTTTGAGTTTGTTCGCAGTGGTTGCTGAATCACAGGCACTTTTTCGTTAGGCAAAAGGTCAGGATCGGCACTTGCCCACTTTTCTGTCGTTGCACCCTGCAAATATTCACGAATTGTGGGCGTATATCCTGCGACAGGAGTAAATGTGATCAACATTCCACGCCACGGATAGCCGTTTGGATAGTTTGGTGCAGGTCTACGAGCACGAGTGACCAATCTAAACCGCAAGGCATTGATATGGTCTACTCCACAAAGCTCGTCGAGCCATACCATATCCCACTCAGAACCTTCCAATATGCCTGTATCCAAATTCTGAGAGTAGTTACGAAAGAAAACTCGACTGCCGTTAGGTGCGACACAGCATGATTCTGTAAATCCACCCTTCTTAGAAAAAGTCAGGTTAGTAACTTTGCCCTTTTTCGCCTGTTTCCACTCAGACGGCAAATATTTATAAACATACTGCTGTTGCTGTTCGACAGAAGTGGAAGCGGTAGTATGCATACACAAAACATTTGCTTCAGGTATATCATTTATGCACTTTACTACTCTTTTACTAGCGAATTCACTTTTTCCACTCCGATTTCCCCCAAGTATCACACACTCATCGGTTTGTGCAAATACTTCGTCTGCCATTGACCAATGTTCAGGCTCGTATCCATTGTGAAATGGATCAGCTCGTTCCGCATAGATTGCCTCCTCTCTTTTATGATAAAATTCAATCAATGCCTCCGTACCCATTTTTTCACCCTCTTCTCTTGAGGGAATCGGATAATATGGGTGATTAGTCCACTCCATTACTTTTTCTTCTTTTTAGGTTTTGGCTTTGGCTTCATACCCTCGGCAAGCTGTTTAAACATCTTGTCTAGTTTATCGCCCTCTCGCTTGATTATCTTCTGCTCTTCCCATTGCCTGACTATATTCTCACTCTCTCTACTCATTAATATCTCCCTCTCCATCGTGGACATCTGCCCAACATTACCCATATCTCGCCCTCACTCACAGGTGGACGAGCACGAACCTTCATACCTGTCAAAAAATTCTTATTATCGCTGACCCTGATCTTTACGCCATCACTTATAACCATTCTGCGGTTAAACGGAATGTGTGTGATCGTAAACTCTTTCTCCTCAAGCTCAGGTAACGGATCACTCAACTCCTGACTCGCCAATTCTTTTTGTATCTCGTTCCTCAGAGCATGTTCTCCATTCTTAGTGTACACCACTCGATTGCCCTCCTTTGTCCACGAATCGGCAGTAAGGACATTCATCCGTATATCCCTGATCACCCTCCTGTCCATCCCTAGCTCCTCGCTTAACTGTATCTCGCTTTTCATATAACTCTATTATCTCCCTTAGTTTTCTATTTTCCTCCTCAAGTCTTATGACCCACTGAGGAAACGGCTTTGATTCTCTACCTGTTGGTGACCAAATGTTCATTCTTTCTATAACTCCTAATTGTTTTGCAGTCCTCTATCGGAATACGAAAGACAAGTTCCTCATCCTCCTCGTCCCTCTTTGTTGCCGTCCTACCACCCCACTCTAACTTGTAGTGCCTATCAAAATCCCAAGTGTGAAAGCACAATTCGTCATCACAGCGAAATAAAAGGATAAAAGGTATCCTGCCTAAGCTACACAACTCTTCTGCCGCAAGTATCTTTGTAAAGCTTATCATAAACGGATACGAATCGTATTGTCTGTTTAAACATTTAAGCTCGGCAAATGCGTGTGGCTCTTTTCCGTTCTTTATTAAAAAATCCACCACATACTTGTACTCGTTTAGCTTCTTAAACTCACAGTTCCATAGCTGTCCCAAAAAGCTACCTACCCTTCTTTCGTTCTCTCTATCCTTTTCCGTTTCGTATCTTGGTCTTACCATGTCTGTATTTCTCCATTTACCCACGCATTAAACTCTCTCTGCTTAGACTTTATGAATGCATATGCCTCATAGTCGTTGATTACATGATGCACCCTGTAGCAGTTATCAGAGATTATTCCATAGTCCTGTAAGTAGGACAGTATGTGTGTTTCTGTGGTCATATTATTTATAAGTCGGTAAAGTTCGTTCACTTAAAATTTTTCTCTAACACAATCGGTCGCTAAAAATGGATCGATGTCTCGATGCACCCCCCCCACCCCTTCTAGAGCACAAAAGAGGACTATTAATCCTCTGTGCACCCTGATAGACAGTGGGATTGGAGCGATTCAGTATCATATTGGGTACAAAACGCCTTATTAATGAGCGTACGCACGCAGGAAGACCAAACCAAACAGGACATGTGCAACCGATTATATCGTTTAAAAGCTCAGGAAGCACGCTAGAAGCTCTTTTGATGATCTGACATGTGTAATCTACCACGATAGCTCCTGCCTCCTTAATTTGGATGTCCTATACACAGGGTATCTATGGGGTGCAGGTGTTTCCATCATTCCCTCATGCTCAGACCAATAGTATTCAGCCTTTTTGTGCTTAGTACCTTTCTTACCTTTCCGTAATCTTGCTTGCCTGTAGAATGCATTCTCACCCTCCAATATCTGATCAAAGGTCACTGTATCTAGAGATCGCTTCTTTTTCAGTGCCTCTGCTAGATGATGATCAGCGTCAGTCATCCTGCTTTGCTTTTTTGGGCAACGAGTTCAATATCCCTTGAGCCTCTTCAGCAGTCATTCCACGGCGTGCCTGTGTTACATGTTGACTAGAATCTCCCTGCATCTCTCTGAGCGAGTCCATTGCATACTTGAGTGCAATGTGACTTTGCCCTGCTTTCATGTGCTTAATGTCTTTGATCGATTTGTGTATCAATTGCGACACGAGCAATCTTTGAAAACCCATCAAGTTTTCGCCCCATTCTTGCGGACTTAGATTGGCTAGTGCGTGCATAGTCGCTTCGTCATCTTTGGTTAAGCTAAGTGGATGATCATTCGCCATGTATTGCCTCACTATTTCTGAGCAAGCATGCTCTAGTTTAGCGTAGCCCATATTGTGAATCTTCTTAGCCGATATCTTCTCTCTACCTGCCATTGTCTACCTTTCCGCAAATTGGACAGTCGCCATGTTTTGGTAGAGGACATGTATGATGCTCAAAGCGTTTAAACAATGAGCATCCCATGTTAGCAAATATTAGTATCCAAAAGATAACCAACGCGATCACTGTAAACAGTAGTTCCCAATCAAACCGCATATGCCATTTCCTCCTGTTTGATCGTCTCGAAATAATGTAGTCGAGTGGTTTCCTTGAGTCTGTTCACAAATGCCTGACCTCGTGCTTTGTCATCAAATCGATCGATCGCACTTCCTGCCTTTACCTGAGATGTGTAGAGCAATGGTAAACGCCTTTCCATTCTTTGATTAACAATCTCAAACAAACCTGCCTCAGTTGTTGGTGTCATCTTTTCAGCGAATAGATCGTCGATCGCAAGTATCGGAGCATTGACTACTTCATCCCTCCAATGCTTATAAAACGATGAACGCTTTGCGTCAGACAACTCTGCGTGAAACTCACCTGCGTAAAATACTTTAAAGTTTTCCTGATCATCATAGAGTTTCTTAAGTAGCATCATCATCAGTCGTGTCTTGCCTGTCCTGCTCGATCCACATAGCCGTAATCCAATCCTGTTAGTTGGAGTCCAATGTCGAATATTCATCCAAATATGCTGTGCCTGTTTTGGTAGCTTGTGATAGTCCGTTTCAAGGTACAGCGGTCTAATCAATTTGTTTAACGGCTCGCGAATTGTTGGCTGTTGTTCCTGCTCATCGTTTAAACGCTTGCTCGCCTCGTATTTGTCACAGCAGTCATCGCATACTGCACAGTTGGCATTACCCTGAAAAAGTAAGCCGTTAAGTAGTTCCTCAGTCCACCCTGAGTCCTGACCGCATTCTCTGCATGGTATCATATTAAAAGTCCTCCGAATTGTGTGTTGTGTTGTCATTGTTAACCACCTGCTCGGCTACAGGAAACACGCCCTGATATCCTCGCTCGATAGTTTGATTGATCGACGCGACTAATCCATCCACGCCGTTCTCTTTGATTATGTTGTCAAACTTAGCCCACAGCTTTTTCATCTGTGTTGGCTTTATTGGTTTTCGCTGTTCTTTCCTGAACTGCACAAACTCTCCCCAAACCTCTCTCAGACTCTCATTATATATTTCTATATTATTATTCTTATTATTAATATTATATATATTATTTAACGCACGCGAGGGAGGGTGATTCAGCACCAAATCAACAGTCGAATCAGGGGTCGATTTGGTGTCGTTTCGTTCGACTACTGCCTGAACAGGAACAGGAGTCATGAACGGATTTGGTGCTGAATCAGGGGTCGATTCGATAGTCGATTTGGTGCTGTTTTGATATGGCAGTCCATCAGCCTCAGCCAAGCGAGTGATCGCATCAATGACTACAGACTTGTATGACTGCCCCAAAAAGTCACCTCGTGTCTTGACATATTTCTCAAGAAACGGACTCAGTTTAACAGTTATCGAATAGCCCTCGCTCATGTCAGAATGGGATTTCGTCAAGATCGTCTTCGTCTACTTCGATAGGCTCGACAGGCTCTTCGATCTTTGGCTCATCCTCAGCTAGTTCGTACTTGAAGACAGTGTCATATCCTGCCTTGTTTTTTCCTATTTCCACCACACACTTTTTGCCTATCAAACTCTCGAAATCTTTCGTACTAAGATCAGTTGCTGATGGTGCTTGTATGCCACAGGCTTCAAATAGTTTCTCGCACTTCCAATGAGCTTTCTCGGTCATGAAAAACGCATCGTAGATCGTCTTCTCATTGTCAGTCTTCCATAATAATTTCAGATATGGATTACCATTGCGTGTAACATATTCTTCGCCGTCCTGATTGGATGTGTAAACACCCACGATTCCTGCTGTTGTTTTCATATTGATTTTGAGTTGTTGTTGTACCACACATCGTTTGCGATTTCCCAAAAGCGTGTGACTAGCTCTTTTGGTTCGCTAAAATCTAACTCGACTTTGCCATCGATCTTGTAGCCGATTGCGATGGGCTTTGAATAGTGAGCTTGCAAACCTGCACCATCCTGAATCTTCTTGATGTGATTTGCCTCGGCAGTCTCGATCTTTGCCCTGATCTTTTCAGGGTCTTTGAGATTACCGACAGCAACATCATCAGGATTAAATTTTGGTGCAAGTCGATCTAGATTGTCGTAGTCGAGTGGTTCGGTTTCGATATCGAAAATCACAGGTTTATAGTCCAACTCGTAGCTCGCCATAAAATGCTCAAAGAGATAGTCAACCATCTCGATGTCAGCCGTTAGATATTCTTTCTTATCTTCCTCAGACATCTGATAGAAGAACTTTCCGTTTCCTGTTTTACCGCCCTCGTATCCACATGCACGAGCCGCTAATTCAAGCTTGATCATGTAATTGTATTCACCTGCACCGAGTTCGGTCATGGTATCGAAGATGCAACTTCTCCACCCTCGAAACTTTCCGTTTGGCACGAGATTAAATGGAACTTTTATTCCGTTATAAACTGACCATCTGATCAGATATGTAATATCAAATCGATCGATATTGTGACCTACAAGCCTGTCCATTGTCATGCTACTTTCCTTTCTGCTTCGAAAGTTTTCACACGCTTGATGATTTCCTCCTTAGAGAGCTTATCGATACTTCTAAGTGTGGCTACTGATGTCTTCTTTGGATCAATGCCTTTGCTATCAGCATATGCTTCAGCACCACATTCTTTTATCATCTGTGCAACACGATCGCGTAGCTCTGTGTTGGCATCCTTTTGACCACTCAGGTCTGTATCATCCTCGCTTGCTAGGCAAAATATGGCTGTCAGTGCATAGCGTCGAGCGTAGGTAATTGTAGCACCATAGCTTTGAGCCTGTGACATTCCTCTACCTTCCTCGACAGGCATGGTGAAGTAACTAGGTTGAAGCTGTTGACCTGACTTGTGGAACACAATCGTCTCAACCGCGATCATGGGCTGTCCACCTTCGTCCTCAACATGCTGTAAATTCTGAGTGTAGCCCAAGCCGTAAGTCGGCAGGACATTTCTTAAGATATTAATTATCTGATCAAGGCTCGAATATTTATAGTTATAACCCTGACTGTCCTTAACAGGATTAGATAATACTGCCTGAGCTTCAGCAAAAGCCGTAAAGATTGCTGAAAACTCAACCAAATTAGATGTTTGATTAATTTCATTGTTCATTGTTTTTGTGTGTTTTTATTAGGTTAATAAAATCTTCTAGATTCATCGTGATGAGATGATATTTCTGCTGTTTCTTTTTGTGGATCACGCACGGCGGTTTATCACCTGAGTCTCGCTCGCTTTGCTTAAATGCATCCACGATGTTTAAACGCTCCACGAACTTGGCTTCGATGTGACAAGGAAAGTCGCTGACTACATCAGGAGAATCCGCTGAGCCTGAGAATTGACAGCCACGGCGTGCCTCGTATCCATGCTCTCTCAGAAACTGAGCTACCATGCGTTCGTACCTAGCACCTTTAGCTCGCGAGTTTATCATCATCCACCTCCTGCATTTTTACTAGTTCGTACAGTGATCCTATTAAATCCTGCATCGATCCATTCCACTCTCCGTTAATTACAACTTTAAGTTGATCATTTGTAAGAGTTAAAGACATATTGTTATCTTGTAACTCAACGCTACTTAACAATGAGTCACCATTGTCAGCCTGACTGTTTGATATGTAAACCAAATTATCCCTCCACTACACCGCCAATTCGTTCTTGTGTTGGACGAGATCAGAGTAATATTTCTCTGCTACGCCCACACTATTCCTGAGTGTCTTAGCCGCATGATATATACCTGCGGTCGATGCCAATCGTGCACCCAATATTTTCCGAAGACGATGGCAAGCTTTCACCTCAGTGATGCCTACCTCAGTCTTCAAGTATTTTATAAATCTCTTATGCAGTCGCTTGCCTCCTTCGATGACAAGACCTGTCTTTTCTCTGCCTGTGAAATGTATGTATACTTGTTCAGGAATACCTACTTTTTCAGCCGTGTTTAATCCCTTAAGCTTCGTGCGTTTCGTAGCAAAAGGGAGGACAAGAAAACATTGACCGCCGAATGTTGTGAAATCTTCGTATCTGACCTGATAAATTTCAGACTGACGAAGACCACAACCCATTGCTAACATATACAAATCATAGAATACAGGATGCTTAGCACTCACTGAATTAAAATGATTTATTATATGATCGACTTCAGAATCGCTTGTCGTAAAAGGCTGAGACACTGTCGATTCGGCAACGAAAGAAATAAAGCTACCGAAATGACTAGTGTCCCAACCTTCACGATTGAACAACACTAAATTCTTTTTACTAAACATCGAACGAACCTGCCTGAGCTTGTGTGGCAATTTATATTCCTCCTGCCAACGCTCAGGTAATGTTCGTCCGTATTCATCTTTTTGTAACAGGACTCTCGTCGAGCTAGATAAATCAATTTTCTCTCGCTTTAAATAATCCTTAAAATTGGCGATGACTTTTTTGCGTGTGTCTTTGCTACCACCGCAGTCATCGTTGTCTAATATAAATCCACACAGTACCGCAAGGCTGATCACTCGATCCACCTCGTTCATCTTTGCTCTCACAATACCCCTAACATCCTGCTCTGTTAACTCATCGAGAGAACAGTTCAGATTAATTCTTCGCTTACCTTTGTAATCGAATGAGAGGGAAATTTTATGAGAAGTTGTATCGAGCAATATGTTTACATCAACATGCACGAAGCGAGAGATTTCTATATCAATGCTCTCGACTGTCAACCATCGATTGGAATGGAGGCGCGGGTCGGAATCGAACCGACGAATAGGAGATTTGCAGTCGTCTCCTCGCCCTTTAGGCTCTAAATATTTAGATGGCACTTGTGAATTGATGTTAATAGTGGTTATTTGTAATGTGTCAAGAATTAATGTCCTGCCTCACTAACATAGAGTGCTGATTGCAGGTTATTTCCTATATGAGCAAGTTTTTCCCAACTAAGCAAAGTCTCTCTAATACCAAGAATTTTCCGTGCATCAGTTACAAAGGCACGCTCGTCAGAACCTAACTTTTCCCAAAATATAATAAGTGTTGGGAACTCTTCTTTAAGTGTTTTGTGGTGACCACATGCTTCAAACATAAGCCAAATGCACTTCATTAACATTTCAGAATGCCCAATGTCAGCAGAGTTTGTCTCAGGTGCACGATGCAAATATTCTACAAACTGAGCTTTAAGTGGCACTACATTATCAGATATTGGATCATTAGGGTAATGTGCACTAGCGTCATTTAGAAAATCATCTTTGTGCTTCGTAAGGTAAGCATTAAAATTATTTATAAACTCTAATTTCATGTCGATGTAAACTGATTTCAAAATATAAGAATTGTCTCGTGCCTCTAATGCATCATAGAGGCTCATGGATGTGCTGAATTTGTGGAATTTCATAGTGTTGTTGTGTTAGGTGTTTAAACGATGTAGTGAGCAAGCTCGCCATTAATGAATGTTGCCACTTGGACAAAATTGTTTGTGACAGTAAGATCATCTGCTACTTCATATGCAGTGACTGCGTGCACCTCATCTTTGTCATCTTCATCTGACTTGAGCCAAATATTGATGTCAATGTGTTGTCCATCTGCTGTCTCAATTGCGTTCCAATAATCTGATAACTGTCCTTTAGTTTCATTGCCGAATGCTGTCTTAGCTAAGTCAATGATGCGTGTGATTTGTTCTGATTTGAGTGTAAGTGTGTTGTTCATAATGTACAGTATGCTTATTGTTTTATATAAAGCAAGAAAAAAGATTAAGAAAGTGTAAATTATTTTTGATGTGGAAACATAGGAGCACACCAACCTGTGTCAATCATCCTGCCTAGCTTATAATCGTTGTCTGTGTGATGCCATGTATATTTACAATCAGTCTTGGTAGAATCATATTTGATGTATTGGCAATCTTCCACTACTCTGTGCTTGTTTCTTTCGAGCCAATTTTCTGCTGATTTTAATTTCTTAAATATTGGTGAACGCACAAATGTTCTTACGCCAATAAAATAAACCTGATAACATATTTTGTTGTTCATAGTGTTGTCGTGTTGGGTGTTTAAACAGTATCCGTGTAAGTTTTTCTAAAATCCTCTAAAATTTTCTTTTCTTTTTTCAGCGAGTAAACCTCATCGCATAGTCCGATAGACTTATAGACCTTCTTAGAGTTTCCGTGTGCTCTCTTGCTGTGCAATGCAAGCTTCAATTCCTTCAACCTCTTTTCTGCATCATTTATGATATCATAAAGTGAGTCTTCCTCCATTTGAAGTCTTACCATCTGTGTTTCCATAGGTACAAGCTTCTCATTTATTCTAGCGACATCGATGTCGATTTTTTTTATTATATCAGTGTATTTTTCTTTCATAGTGTTGTTGTGTTGAGTGTTTAAACAGTGTGGACTCACCCTCCGATTTGGAGGTGAGTTTGTCCGCATGACCAACACTGTATGTACTCAGAGTCGATTTCCTCGATGACTTTGCGTGAGGCACGGACTTTGAAGCCACAGGATGGGCACTCGATCTTAATCATACGAGTTGTTTGCGTTTTACCTCCGCGTCCGTTGATCTTGCTATGTGGATATTCGCCACGCTGTTTGATGAAACGCTGTGCAAGCTTTTCGATCTTACTATCAGGAACTACGATAGTAGCTGTTGGCTTACCACCAAGTCCGACAGCATTCATCATGTCGACGAATGGCTTGCGATGTCCATTCTGACAATCGTCAATAGCGTGGATCAACTCGTGGATTAACACGCCTAAGACCTCCACACTGTCGTCAATGGTTGGGCTAATGAAAACTTCGTTGACCTTGGCATCACTGCGTGAGCGTGGGAAGCACTGACCAATAGTTTTTTGGCGTGCTCCGAATGCTCGCTTGCTAGGCAGTGAGCAAGCCACTTTAACATCGGATGGTACAGTCAATCCGACAGGCGTGAATAATGATTTAGCAAAGAACTTCGTTGCTGAGATTAAGTATTGTTCGCGGTTCATAATGTACAGTATGTATTTTGTTTTACAAAAAGCAAGTATTAAATGAAGAAAAGTGTGTATTATTTCCAATCCTCTTCTAATACTGTTTTGCTGTCATGTTGCAGTTTGAAACCCTCAAGAAATTTTACGCAGTTCTCAGTGCGTTTGAGTAACTCTTCTGTCGTTGTAAAAGTGAACCACTCTCGTATTTCTGCACTCTTCATATCACTCATTTCTTTACCTTTCCACATCGTAGTGTAGGAGCTATATACTTCCCTCTTCAAAGAGCATACCCAATGACCGCCGTGTGTAGACTCTATGCCGTCAGGTGCACCCAAGAGAACTTCTTTAGGCTCATACCGAAGCTCAACCTTATATTGATGCGACCTGTCTGCTATCTTACTTACAACGCCACGAATCGTTTTCTTGTACGCATCCTCTAAGTGATGTAGCCCACGATTAATCTGTGCGACAGGAAGTGGAGTGCGTGTTTCTAAATCTTGAGCGAGTTCTTTGTATTTTTTAAATGTTGCAGGTGTCATAATAATTTTGGGTTAGGTGTTTAAACGATGTAATAATGAACAGCATGCTTATTGTTTTACATTATGCAAGCCCTAAATGAAAAAAAGTTAGAATTGTTTTAGCAACCACTTTGCGTGACTATATGCCTCTTCCCATGTGTCCTGATACGGCATGTCTTCCTCCCAATCTCCGAGCCAAACTTGTACACTGTAGTCAGTATATTCTTCCATGTTTAAATCGTCATGCTTTCGCAAAAGTGCATGTAGTTTTCTTCTGCTTGTTTCCTCTTCTTTAAGAAGCTCTTCGTGTCTTTGCACTACCCTTCTTTGTTCCTTAAGTTGCATCTCATATTTTTCAACAAGATTTTGTGCTCGCTCCCTTCTAGCACAAGCATCCTGATATTTTCTTGCGATGCTGTCTTTTAAGATTACTTGTGACTCGCAGTCGAGCCGTCTGTCTTTCAAGTTAAAATTTAATACTGATTTGCCGTCCATTAGATTTTTCTCCTGTTGTCTTTATACTTTGATGGTTACGATATGGTTAATTTGGAAGTGGTCACCCCAAGGCTCATACAGACCTGCCTCTGCTTCCTCAAAAGAAGAGCAGGCACAGTATTGACCCTCTAAATGAATGTGAAATGCTCCTGTCAACTTCTCTGAGAATAGAAACTTTTTTATATCCTCAATAACCCTGTCCAACTCTTTATTTGTAAAATTTTCTGTAACCCACCACCCATCATTCCATTGAGTGCAAACATTTTGCTGATCGTCATTGTCTGCATCCAAATAAAAACGGATCATGCCATCACTTAAAAATGGTTTACGAATGCGAAACTCTTCGCGATATTGCTTGGTAATTTCTGCACGCTGTACTGCCTTGCGTGCTTTGATTTCTGCACTTAAACCTTTGGCACTAGCGTAATGCTTGGTCACGCCACTTTCATATTCAGGCTCAAAAAATGCATCTATGACCATTGGGTCTATATCAAACCAATAGGTCTTAAATTCATGTCCACGCTGTGCAATCTTGGACTTGTTGACCCATGAAGGAATTGCTTCACGATCAGTAAGTGGATAGCCTTGCTCCATCTTCGATGCAAGTGGTAACATGCCTGAAATAACATGGCGAGGCATACCATTCCAATCACCAATGTTTTCGTGAAGTAATTTGTATTGCCTATTCAAGGTAAACCCATGACCAAGCTCGTTAATAAAAAGCACATAAGGAATCTCTGCGACCCTCATCATATACTCTTGTATTTCTTTTCTTTTGTTAGGTAATGTATTGTTCATACATACCAATATGTTTATTATAAAACATAAAGCAAGCATAAAAGAAAAAAATGTAAGAAAGTTCCCTAAGTGTTTAAACGGCTAGATTAAGGAGTGTAAGAACCGCCTGAGTTTGGGTCATCCGTTGGTGGTGGTGGTTCTTGGTTGTCAGCACTGTCTGAATTATCGACAGGATTATTATCATCCGCAACAATCCCACCTCCTGAACTTGCGTTACTTCCATTTCTACCTAAAGGCATTGCACCTGCATTGCCGTACCAATTCCATGTCATTACATCACTCATAATTTTATCCTTTCAGTTCTGCTAATTTTCTTTTTCGAATTTTAGTGTTTTCTTTTCGTCTATTATCCAAATACATATTTTCTTTTTTTGTTTTTGCAGTATAGTTTAAAGGTCTGCTTGCAGGTATTGTGTTTTCCTGAGTTACAGGTGTTCGCATTTGCGGTTTAGTTCCGTGATACCTAAACATTTGAAATGCATCAGAACCAATCTTGCCTTTCTCCACAGTCCTAACAGCATCAGGTACTTTTTTGTTCTCTGCCGTCCATACAGGATCGTAAGCAAAATAATCTAAGCTACCTTTAAATAAATCATATGCTGAAACTTTGCCCTCAAATGTATGAACATGCTTACCTCTAAAACTAATGTCATAAGTAGGGTCAGGTGTAGCTCCGATTTCTTTTAAATCTATAATAGGATTGCTTGTGTCAAATTTTATAATGTGAATCATGTCACCAATTTGATACCCATCTTCAGGCATATACTGACCTGTACGCTTTACGAGGTCACGCCAATTAATTGGATCAAAACCACCTGCTTTTTTTATTTTCTTTTTATAAGCATCGTTAAACAAATATAGCACAAGGTCTTTTCTTTGCTGAAATGGAATAGTCGGCATGTGCTCTGCTAAGTCTTGAAAAGTTTTCAAGTTAGTTCTGTCTAGTAATTTATCCTTACCATCTTTTTTCATTTTAGCATTCCACAAAGCAATAGCATCTTCAGCGTGTTTAAACACTATCTCTTCGCCATCCTTTGCATTCATTGCATCAAATATCATTTCATCTAAAACTATTCGTGAAAAAGTCCTGTTTGATACATGAGCTTGTGGGTGCATTAGAAGTGTAGCGGCGTAACCATTTGGTGATTGCTCGATAGCTCTCATCAACCCTAAGGCTACATTATCAGGCTCGCTACCGCTTTGCCCACATGCCCATGCCACTTGACCCTTATGATCTTTAACTAGAGGATGGTCATGCCCACCTCTGCACTCAAATATTTTGCCACTGCGTGCTGTAAAAGGCGATGCCATTAACCTATCGCCAACAATTGGCATAATCGGTTCGCCCTCTAAAAAGTTAGGGATATATAATGGCAAGCTATCGTCAGCATTCCTGATGACAGATGGCACATGTCCATGTGCAGTATCTTCACCTGACTGTTTAAACAGTATGTCTTCTTTAACTAGCTTTAGTGGTTTCTTAGTTGCGACAATAACATTTCCCTCTTTCTTTACATCATTGCCATAAACCTCTTTGACCATGTCTATGTAGCTTTGTGTTGGCAGGTTACGCTGAAAGCCTTTTGAGGTCACCTTACCCATGCCCGACCTGTCGCCTTCATAAACTGTGAAGTATGCCTTACCATTGTCTCTTAAGGCATTGTGCGATTGTGCTATTACTGTGATAATATTTTTATCTTCAGCAATTACATTCAAGGTATTGTTTGAGACAGCAACATCAGCACCACCATCTGCAACTTTTTTTATGACAGCTTCGTTATGCTTTATTGATCGATTAAATGGATCATAAACATGTAGGTAAGCACCAATAGATTTAAGTTTATCAACAGCGTTGTCAAATTTTCCTCCACCAATATCTACAACAATTTGATTTTTCTTAAAAATATTTTTCTTAATTAAATTAGTAAAACCTGTAGGCAATTTTTTGTCATTTATAGATGTGTCTGCACTTGTAATTGTTTGCTCAGGTGATCGCCATAATTCTTGTGCGTGAACTGAAACTAATCTATCACTTCTATCTTTATTCCTTACCAATCCTGAAGTCGTAGTACCCTCACCTCTTGGTGGTGAGCTTGGCATGTACAAAGGTAAGACAGGCTTTTCCTTGGGTAGCTCCATAAGCCATACCTCTTGCTCAGGGTTCATGTTTACACTCGACATAGTTTTTCTCATGCCCTCACTTTGTGCTAAAACAATTTTGCTTTTCATTGGCGGTCTTGTACCCATGAATTTCGCAAATCTTTTCGCAGAACTCACCATTACTT